TTACTTATTTTCTGGTACACGATTTAACATATCACTCCATCTTGCTATTTTGAAAACAGCAAAAGTTGCTGCCAACATTGATAAAATTGAATATGTGAATAAAAAGAAACCTAGACCATAAAACATTATGGATAAAAACTTAATAAATTGAATAAGACAATCAGAAAAAACATAGAACTGTTTGAAAAATAAAATAATCTCAGAAAATGAATTTGCCTTTAAGAATATTAGATAAACCAAGCTTATTATTTGCAAAATAATAAAATGTACAAAAGTTGCATTTACTTTCATAAAATCGGATGGAGTATCTGCTGATTGTTTTTGAGTATGCTCACTCAGCATTTTTTTTAGGCGTTGGTCACCAATAGCTAGCCATACAGCATAACCGCCTAATGAAAAACCAAGTAAACTAGGTAAAGCAGATAGAGCTAAAATTAGAAAATCTTCTTTCGTCCAGAAAGAATAACAAAAGAAAGTACCCAGAAATGCACACCATAAATAAGGTGAAGACAATAAAGCCCTCCAACCACCATAGGCTGTCCAATATTGTTTTAAAGCACTTTCTTTCTTAACGTTCATAGCAGATCAATTATCACCCTTAAACTTTCCTTTTGATGGGGTAAAACGAGCATAGATTTCTAGAGCTTTACGCTTTAAAAAATCTAATTTATCTGTAGTTTTTGGATCATATTTATCTTGCTCGACAAATGGGATGTTTTCTGTACTATGTGGTTTCACTAAGCCTTGTTCATCAATAGCTTTGGCATATACTTTACCATTTTTTGCTGCAACTCTCATTTTATTCTTTGTTTCCTCATCTAATGTAAGAAAACCTTTTCGTTGGGTTTCATATTTTTCTTCAAGTTTTTCTGCATTCAAGCGTTCCAGCTTTTCTAAAAAGCTTGTTTCGACCTCTTCTACATCATCGGCATTGGGCCTGTAAATTTCTAGCTCTAACGTCACTAAAGTTCCCATTCTTATGATTTCTTCTACCTTTCCCATATCAGGTAAAACATGAACTGTTGCAGTTGTAAATTTTTCTCTAATATCTTGTCTGTAAAATAATTTTTCAAAAAATTTAGCTAACGTCCCAATACTTACAGTACCTTTATTATCATAAATTTCTGAGATTAGAATATGTTTTTTGGGAAAAAATATAAAATTAAAAAATTTAGCATTTGGAAATAAATGAGAAGGAATATTTACATTTTCAACAATATCCTGTTCAGCTAATTTGTCTGTGGTGGTATCAAACCATTCCGAAACTTCAATTCCTGTAAGTTTAGTGAATGTACCTTGTAATCCCTCTAAAGGTTTATCATCATTTAATGGCTTTAATGCAGATAAATAAATATAATCATTCCCTCTGACCTGCAAAGGTTCTCTAACTTTATACAAATAGTTAAATAAATCTAAATATATTTGCCCATCCTTATCATGTGGATGTACTGTTATATTTAATGCTCCAAACTTCACACTTAACATTTTTGCCATTTTTCTAATAATTCCATAAGTTACATATTACAACAATGTAAATAACAAAACTTACAAAATCAATAGTTCTGCTTTATTATGTAAATTTATATTTAAAAATTATGAGCCTCTGAATGCAACAAGAAGCAAAATCATGTTATGAACAACGCAAAAAGTCTGGTCAAACTGGATGGAAAAGCTTAGATCGTGACGGCGATGGTCAAGCTTGTGATTGCTTGCTGGGTGGTAATGGCAAGAAATGCCCGAAGAAAAAAAATAAGGAAAGAAAATGAAGTTTAATTTTTCGTTGGATGTAGCGATCATTATTTCCTTACTTACAGTTTTTTTTTACGCATGTGGCCAAAACTATTTAGCAGCTTACATGGCTGTTTTTCTAATAGATCCTGTTGTCCTTAATTTTTCTGCAGCAGACAAGATTAACTGGGGCTTTCTAAACTGTGCTAATTGGTTGACATATATATTGCTGGGAGCATTAATACTAAGTTTTTTTTCGTATATCTTTGCACTACTCAATATAAAATATCCAAGTAATCTGAGAAATCCATTTAAGGCGAAAAAGCATCAACGACCTCAAATTCATAATCAAACTCTAACTGATGAACAACGAGTAAATCGTATACGCTTATTTTTCTGGACATTCTTCATCTGCTTTCTTGCTTTATCAGCGTTTTTTACCTTTGCTACAATTGATATTAAAACAGCTAAATCCGCTAGGAAAGCATTAGCACACCCTACTCACCTGCCAGCAGTCAAGTCGAATGGTCAAGAGTTATTTCTTATAAAATGCGGCTCTGCCCTTTGTGCGGTCATCGATGAACAGAAGAATGTCTCTTTGGTTGAACCCAAAAATGTTGTGTATTTGAGTTCTAATTTTGCTGAAAAGCCTGAAAAAAATAGTTAAGAAAGATTGGAGAAATAAAATGCTCTACCCATGTTTATGCTGCGGCTACCTAACCAGAGGTGAACCATCTAACGGCGACTACGACATTTGCTCTGTATGCTTTTGGGAGGATGATCCTGTGCAAGCAGAACATCATGATTCGGCTGGAGGTGCAAACGTCCCTTCACTTAATCAAGCTCGTGAAAACTTTAAAAAGTATGGTGCAATGGAAGAACGGTTTGTTAAGAATGTGAGAAAGCCGAGGGATGAGGAGATACCGAAGGGTTAAAGTATGTACCTCAAAGATTCAGGATTGGCACTTGCTTTGTTTCTGGGCAGAATTAGTCTATGAGTTGGTATAAGTTAAGAAAAAGCCCTTTACATGCAGTGATTTGCTTAGTTTGAATTAACACCACTCATCGGAAAACAACAATAATCTTTAATCTTTTTATTTTTTATAGTTTTAAAATAACTACTTAACGACTATATGGCGACGTACTAAAAGTAAAAAAATCATTTAAGTTATATAAAAAGGGATATTTGAAATGAAAATAATTTTAACTCTAACATTAGTGCTCTGCGCTATGCCATGTTTTGCAGAAGAGAAAATACTCTACGATTATAATGGAGTCATTTTTGGATATAATTATGAAAAAATAGGAACTGCTACTGATATTGATTGTCCTGATATTAAATTTGATGAATATCAAATAATTGTTAAGGTTAAAAATACGAATAGTAAAGCAATTGACTTAATTGAGCCGAGTGGTCGCTTACATTTTAAAAGTGACTATTGTACAAAAGCAGGAAATTTGCAATCCAATAGTGCGGCATATCAAATTGGCTTATTTTCACCACATCGTCATTATGCTACAGGTACACCGAATACAAATTTTGGTGTAGTTAATTCCTACTTTTTGGATGCAAAGGATGAGTATTCAACTCTACCTAACAAACTAAAAGTACGCAGTGGGGATCGTTTTCCCGAGCCTGATTGGATTTTTCCTAAATGGAAATTTATTGATTTACCAAATAAACAGAACGTTGTTAATACAGGTAAAATTATTCCGAAAGCGACTAATCTTAGTACAGACTATGCAAAGCTTATAGTCGGGAAATGGAGATTTTCCCAATCTTCGGATCTTAAGAATGGAAAAGAAGTCGACATTTACGACGAAGAAGAACCTTGTTTTGATATTTATGAAACTAACAAACGAATAGTACAAAATATAGGAGATTGTGAAATTAGCAAAGAAGATGGAAACTGGACAATAGTTGATAATATACTTACAAAAGTTATAGATGGAGATGTTACGAAATATGAAATATTGCGACTGGACAAATCAACTCTAAAATTAAAGTTTATGAAAGAATATGATGATGGAAGTTATTTCCTAGCAACATTTGAGAGAGTGACAAAATAAAAGCCAGTATGAAACTCACTAAAATAAAACGCTCACTATCAATGAAAATAATGAGCGTTTTCATTTAAATATTAGGTCTTTAAAATTTAGCTTTACTGTGGGGAACTATTCGGGCGTTTATATACATAGAGAAAAATGTCTCTTTGGTTGAGCCCAAAAATGTTGTGTATTTGAGTTCTAATTTTGCTGAAAAGCCTGAGAAAAATAGTTAAGAAAGATTGGAGAAACAGTATGCTCTACCCATGTTTATGCTGCGGCTACCTAACCAGAGGTAAACCATCTAACGGCGACTATGACATCTGCTCTGTATGCTTTTGGGAGGATGATCCTGTACAAGCAGAACATCATGATTCGGCTGGAGGTGCAAACGTGCCTTCACTCAACCAAGCACGTGAAAACTTTAAAAAGTATGGCGCGATTGAAGAATGCTTTGTTAAGAATGTGAGAAAGCCCAGGGATGAGGAGATTCCAAAGAGCTAATCATTTGTGATTAGTTTTGATTTTACCTTTACCACAATTTCAAATAGTAGATAAACCATGATTTTTTGGATTATTTATTTTATTGTTATCAAGCCATGCTTTCTCTAGCCAATTGCAATGTCAGCAATCTGAGTACAAAAATCCTTTATAAAATTAAGCGTTTTTTAGATCACAGTTCAATGAATAAAATTCATCATGAAATATTACAGTTTTATGACAGGTAGTCCTTATAAAAATGTTTAAATTCATATAGATATTTTACTTAATTTACACTATTCTTCAATGAACTCTTAAAAGTGAAGCATTTTTGAAATGAGTGATACAAGTCTTCTAAATGAATTAAATTCAACTATTGAATACTATGTAAATAGAAATGGATACCAACCCACGCGGATTATTTTAGGATATAAAGCGTATTCAAGCCTCATGAAAGACAAGACTTTTGCAGATGAAGTAAACAATTCCGCAGTCAATCCAAACAAACGCAAATATAAAAAATTAAAAATAAAAGTGACCAAAGATGACTATCAACTAGAACTTGAATGATCATATATACAAATAAAGCCCTCATCAGAGGGCTTTTACACATATCCCAACGTGTACATTGCTATTGATCGTATGCGCTGAACATCCTGACAGTAAGCACAAAACTAAAACGCTCACAATCAATGATGACCATGAGCGTTTGCAATGATGAACTACTTTGTTATGCGATTCGATTGTTGATCCAGCCATAAAAGAACTGCTCCTGTGTAGGGTTACGTTCGCATATTTCGATATAGCGCTGCCCTTGCATAATGTTGAGCACTCGGATTAAGACCTCTTCACCCTCTTTACCGCGCTTTGTGAGATAGGTTGTAAATGCATTCATCGTTTCTGAACCATAGATTCCATCAATTACTAAATCTGGCCATCCTCCTTTACCTTGATTGTTCAAAAGATTTAAAGCACGTTGCAGTAATGGCTTTGCAAAGCCCGTCCCACAGTTCACACCTGTATCGAGTAGTTCTTCAGCCACGGCGGCACTGATCGTATTTACTTGATCAAATCGTGGCGAGATCCAATACTGTTTTCTATAAATGCCCTTGGCCACATCCAATGGCAGATCTCGCATGTGACCTTTAAATCCACTCGCACGTGCGACCGCTTCAGTGATACCAAACTTGGTCGCTCCTCCTCGATCGGCAGGATTATTTACATACCCACCTTCACGTTTAATCAATTCATTAAGATATTGTTCAATGTTCATTTTGCTTTCCTTTAGGTAATAAAAAACCGCCTTTAGGCGGCATGGGTGGTACTCGTAGCTCATTTCAAAGCTAAAATTATGGCGATAACAACAATACCGATTACCAACCCCAAATTTGTGATTGCTTGCATTAGCCCCGCACGATCTGCGCCTTTTTCGCTCATTTTTCCATCTACCTTTAATTCAGATTTTGATGTATGCTTATGCATAGAGACATTTCCCCTTTGCTTTGTGGGTTAAGTGGATTTGAAAACCCTAGTGTTGGCGCACTGGGGTTTTTGCTTTTTAGTGCATATATCCTCATTGATCTCCTCGTTTGTTTATTGATAAAGCAACTATAAGAAAAAAAGTCTTTCCGTATTAGGCGGAAAGACTTCCGTTTACTTTTCAGCTTGTATGCAAAATTTAAGCGTTCCAGCAACTACAAATCTTTTAAACTATTTTAAGAATTTACTTTCCTCGCGAATTAACTCCTGAAAATGTAGATTTAGCGGGAACTCACTCCAGTGATTTTCAATAAATCAAGAGGAAATCTTTCCACTTATTATTTTCCGATGCTTCAACCCAACGCTCAATCAGCTGCATCCTGATTAAGCGTTAATCAGGAATTGCATCAAATACAAAAAAACCGCCAAACGGCGGTATTGGTTAAACAACTAATTAAAAATTATCTTTGTAGTCTTTCATTTCTTTCGCTACGTCGAAGATGGTTGCATCCTCTCTTGCATTCACATAGTTGAATGACCAACGGATGATGGCCCAAAATGGCAAACCTGCAGCAAAGAAAATGCCCCCTATTGCACATAGACCCGACCAAGTTAAAAGATAATCATGCAGCTCAAAGTGCTGAATTAAGAATCCACCACCTGCGATACTCCCCACCACCGTAGTGATTAAACTCACGACCCATTCACTGCGTGTACGAGGCATTCGAGTCATAATGACTACCAAATAACCCAAAACCACCGCTATAGCCGCAATGGCCATCAAAAACCACATACCATAAACTTTAATTACAGTTGCGACCCCGACACCGCTACTCATTGGCTCTGCCATTTTTCATTTCTCCAGATGTAAAAAAACCGCCTTTTGGCGGCTATTGATTCAGACATAATCTTTATCGTTTAAGTAATATTGATCAGTGTAGTTTATTGCAGTGATTGAAGACTCAGCACCTCCACCAGACTTTTCAGTAATCAAAAATAGATCTCGCTTGCTGTGCGTGTCGGTCGTAACCAGATAGGTTGAACAACTGATATTCCCCTCGTACTCAATAACAAGCTGCGAAGTTGGTGCACGTGCTAATAAGACTTCTCGCTCTCTGTCTCCTTGTGTCACCTGAACAACGTCCACTTGGCCATTTGGCAATTGAAGATGAATGACATAACTTTCACCTTGTTCTAGTACACACGGCTGTGACAACGTTAAATACAGTCCATCTTGATCAATAACGGATCCTGAACTAATCAGCATCGGACGCGTATCATCAGCAACAAGAATTAAGTCATTCCGAGTGACGAGATCCGCTTCACTATAAGCAGAAAATTCGACAGTTTTCTTTTGATAAAGCAACTTATTCAAAGCTCGATGCGCTAAAAGCATCGCTTGCTGAAGATTGGTAATGCCTTTAATTTCCAATTCTCGCGCATTGACCACATTATCATTAGGTAACTTGATTTCTGATTCAGACCAGGAATCAGTCGGATCGACCCATTTGAGTTTTACCCCGTCATAGTCTTTGTTTACACCAAAGTTGACAGAACGCTTCTCGCTTTCAGGTTTTTTATTCCTGTGATTAAACAATATAGTCGGTACTTGTTGCGGTTTCTCAAATACAAAGAAAACTTTGTTTGATTCACGGCGTGCATCACAAAACACTGCATTCGCAATCGTTGTAAGTGTCTCTTCATAAGACATCTTGGCATCATCAAATGTGTAGTTAAACTGAATCGGTACACCAAAATAAGCATCGACTTCATCTGCCACAGCAAAGAGATTAGCGACATCAAGCGTGCTTATATCTCTACGCCCAATCAATTCATCGGTCGTAATCGCACAAACAATATCAGCAAAATTACTTGTCGGGATTCTCGCTACTGACTTAAAGCCGGTTCGATATGTAAAAAGCTTACGTGTGGCGATACAGTTCAACATACGGTTTTTAACGCTTGTTGCTTCATTGGTACCGATGGTTTTAGTGCGTACGATCGTTACATCGTTATAAATGAGCTTGTTTGATACTGAGCATGCGTAAACTGATTTGAGTTTCAAATCACGAAGTCGCTGCTGTACTTCATTTCGCCATTGTTCAGGTGCTTTCTTAACTCTAAACCGCACACCATCCGCAAATGTTGATGCAAGCGGAATACGACTCGATACACCAAAGCCCACTGTAGTATTGTCTTGTACTCTATGCGTATGCGTGAATACTGGGCCAGTTGGCAAGCCATTTGATATTTCTTGGTATTCGATTGTGTAATCAACAATATCAGTGTGTCGTTGGCCTTTTTTCCGAATGACTTGCAAACCTTGTGGCAGATAGAAGTTAAAAATCAACTCTTTAATATCGTTGTAATCAATATAAAACCAACCAAGCCAGCTCGACACGATCTTTTTAATATCCATGTCCACTTGACCTAGCGTAATGCTTTGCAACTTATCCCATTCAAGTTGTAAGGCCGTTGGAACTTCTAGATCGATGTAGTTAATCCCGACATCTAAAATAGATGGATATTCACCACCCAAGTCGATTGAATCAGCATTGTTTTGCAAAATCCCAGAAAAGAAAGCAGACTTTTCATCTAGATCTACAATCAATGACCAATTTGAGTTTACGTTCTCGGGATTAACCAGGTTACAGATATACCCATCTACAACCTGGGCAATACTCGATACTTGGTAATTCCCTGCTAAGTTCAACCCATCAAGCATCAATGAGGTAATCTGCAGGGATTTGTAATTCAAGTTATGTAGGACATCAGTCGTTTGAATATACAATTCGCCGATACTTTTGGGTACACAATTCGCTGATACACTCAGATCTGCAACACCGACTGTATCCATACTCAATAAAATCGAATTACCAATTTGAAAATGATCGCGCATATCAACGGATGAATTGAATGATTGCAGCCGATTGGGATAGAACGCTGTAAGTTGGAAATCGACATCACTATTCGTAATATCTTCAGTACCTTCATTGACAGTCTGGCCATTGATCGCTGTACATGATTTAGCGACTAGTGGATTATCTGTAAAATCTTCACCAATCTTGATTTGTGGTGTACCGATAAGACTGGTATTTGGTTCATAGATTGAACATGCTGATCCTGCAATTGTAGATAAAGTGGTGTCACCATCTTTGATGTCTTGAATGTGATAATAACCACGACCTAAACACATCAATGATTCTTCAACTTCTTGCTTATTTACATAATAAACAAAGCTTGGCGCAATCAAATCAGGAATAGATTTTATCTTTCCAAATGGATCCGCAACACGTTGGCCAATACGCTGTTTATTTTCACGACTGGTTAAATCATTATTGCTTGAACCTTTATCTTGAGCACCGCTACTTAAAGTCGGCACAGTCACTAAAGCATTAACAATAGAACCAAATATTTTAACGACAACATAGTTCACTGCTGAAATGATGTCACCAGCATGACAAACAATATGAAATTGATCCTCTGGTCCTGCATCTAACAATTTTAATGCAGTGACTTTATCAATTGGGGTAACTTCATTTTCAGGACAAGGCGTATTTTTATAAATTCGTGCTTGTGTAAATTTCGCTTTAATTTCTAAGAATCGACGCAAAACATTATCAGTCTGCTCAATCGTGATCGTGCTTGCATCAAGCGGATCTTCATAAATCTGTAAGTGGCTCATAGTATCTAAACCTTGTGTAGAAGCATTTCATGCTGTTTAGTGATAGATATTGAGTGCCCGATTCATTCAAGTGCAAAACCTTGCCGCAATAAAAAAGCCCCACATGGTTGTTACCAGTGAGGCTTGTCATAAGGACAATGCATCCTTGTCGCGGTTCTTTCAGTCGCTTGTTTTGAATGACTGTCTGTCTTGATGTTTGAATGGAATCATTTAGCGATGCAGTCAAACCAATAAAGCTTTTTGAATAATCTTGACCTATCAACTGTCTTGCAGCATCAATCACGAAATGAACACAATGATAATTCTTAACGTTGTATTGCATTTCAAATAATGAAAGCAATTGCAGATTAAAATCTCTCATTCGCTGTACTCACTATTTATGTATTTTCCACAGCACTTGAAAGCCGAGTTACATCGGCATCACTCAAAGTCAATTCGATAACTTTTCCGCTTTTAAACGTGAAAATAACATCATAGTTTGACTCAGATCCACGGCTACTACGGAAACGACGCTCAATATTTGAGATATCTTTTAGATCAATCATGTAGTCAACTGAGTGAATGCTATCGTGAAATTCAATCATTTCTTTACCTCTTTAGTAAAAGCCAACCAAGGTCGGAAAATTCTCTTTGGTGAACAACAATCCAGTACCAACTTCATTAAGCTGCTCTGCTTCAGCTTCAAATGTTGTTCCTTGATAATCGTTGTTCTGACTTGTGACTTCCAAGTGATCGATCTGCAAAATTGGATTTGTTAAATCAATGCTTGAATACGCTCGATAAGTCACTTGCGGTCGCTCAAGTGATACTTGCTCAATAATTTGATCAACAAGACCAGGAATGACTTTGCCCAAATCCCCGACCGTTATCGCTAACTTCTGATCAAGATCATCACTGACGCTGCCCCGATCAATCTTCAATACTGCATATTCATAGAAAGTGGGCTGACTGTCTTGAATAACAGTCACTCCCTCAGAGACGTTGGTCACATAGCGCAAAGGCTTTGGCCACAAACTATGTTTAATCTCGATACACTCAATCAAATAAGCGTTATCTGGACCATATAAAAAATTCTCAAGCTCTGACATTCCGTGACTCCGCTATTGTTTTAATTGCAGACTTATCAAGATCATTATTCAAGATAAATAATTGGGCGCTGACTTTAAACACTGCACCACTTTTCGTCATCGAAACGCTGTCATGTACAAAGTGTGCTAGATACTGGGTGCGTGGACGTTGATCTAAAACGAGATCTATATAAAACGGCTTGCGTTTATGCTGCCAGACTCTAAAAAATGACATGAAGTAATCGAAATCTTTTTCTTTCAGATTGAAAGCGATCGACACCACATTTTCTATATTTTCAAACTGGGTTCTCAAAGCATATTCATTCAGCCCTTCAGCTTTGATGACGCTATTCCCAAATTGAACACTGTAAGATGATTGCAATGGACATAGATCAAGATAATCAAAACGTAATACCTTGTTACGAGCATCGACATACATTTGATCTAAAAACAGATCAAAACCGTTGATAATCTTTGTGGCAAAACCAAATCGGTTATTCTTCATCATTCCGATTTGAATGAGTACCTGTCCACTCCCAAGCTCATACTCAATTTGATAACGGTCTCGTTGCAATCGAATACAAAGTTGCTCTGCTTTGATATATGCAAAAATCACATCTGCATTAGCACTGAATTCTGATCGACGTTCATCGAGTGATAATTGTGGCGTTATTAAATTATTTCCAAAACTCGTTGCAACTTGCTGCCCAATAGATGTGTCATACCACCACAAAAACACTTCATCATTGACGACATAAGTCACAACAGGACGCATATTTAAATCAAATGCAAAACTCAATGCTGTTACATCAGCAACAGTGATTAGGTCGTGTATCACTTGATCAGCTTTTGCTTTAATAACCCCACTTTCGTAGAAACAGGTCCATAACTTGGCTTGCAAACCTTGTGATGAATCATATAAATCTATACCACCCCACTCGTAATCAATTAAATCATCGATACGATTTGGTACAAAAAAAGCAGCATAAACGCTGCTTGTTGATAGTGCATTATTCGGAATCATGACGTATACCTATCCCATGTCAATTCAAACATATATCTAAGTGTTTGCTGATTGCTCTTTGGAATTGGCGGATCAATATCCCATTTGTAACCGATCAGCGCAGACGAATCTCCTTTAGACAACAAGTTTGCAATCGGAATCAGGATGCCCTTGTGATCCCAATCATTTCCCTCATTCAGACCCAATGTAAATAAACCAATTAAAGCTCTGTTATTTGGTCTTGATTGGGACATGAGTTTGGTTACAGCACCTGTGGTATTTGGATATGATGTATTTAATGGATTTACTGAATTTGCCATCACTCTTGCTGCTAGTAATGGCAAATCTACACGAACAGACCCTACTGACCATGCTATACCATTATTGTGAAGTACAGCATTGCCAGCATAGTCATGCACACTAACTACCTCGTCAAATTTGTTGAGTAACTGAAATTGACCTGAGAAATTTGTGGATGGATAAACACGTAGCTCAACGAGAACATCTAGTATCTCATCTGCTAGAACCGTGATTGACGTAGGGTTGCCTGAACTATCTCGAATCAAAGCTCTGTTAAACAAAGAACCTGCACCATTACCAAGCCCTATCTCAGACAAGTTTCCAGCCGAAGCTCCAAGAGGAAAACGGAATGTTCTTTTGCAAAAATAATAATAAGGTAAAGCGGATACCTGCAATCCCGATTGATCGCTACCTTGTGTTGTACTTGTTCCAGAAATAGCATTATCTAAACTAACTTGAGACGGAACTGGTGCAGAATTCCCCGATCCAACCCATACATGAGAGATTAATGCACTACCAACTCCAGCCATCGCGTCAAGTCCTGCATCAAGAACCAAATTATCACTCCACGCACTTTCGCGAGTGCTTTGTTCATCAGACTTTCTAACAATAAGCTTAAATCTCGCGCCAACTTTTATATTCGTTTTAAATAACATATTAAATCTCCTCAATATACTTGGCACTTAACACAATGAATTCCGATTGCATCAGATCAGCATTTGTCTCATGCGTAATTAACACATCTTTGATCACTGCATTTTTGACTGAAAAAGCAGACTTAATTTGATCGATAGGTTCATAAGGCAAAGTTGTATAAGTGATTTCAGACAGATACTTTGCATTTCTGACTGAAAAATCTGATTTAACTTGATCAACAGGTTCGTAAGGCAAAGTTGTATAAGTGATTTCAGATAAATACTTTGCATTTTTGACTGAAAAATTCGTTAAAAGATTCTCATTGTTCAAAACTGGATCGAATGTTCTTGGATTTACTGGAAGAGCACTTGATTTAATAGAATCATAAAAAAATACGGGATACGGCTTTGAAGTCAGAATCAGCACTTCAGAAGTCACAACAACAAACTGCGCCGAGACTTTAAAAATTTTTCCGCTTAACTCATTAAATGAGAAAGAATCAGGCATAAACTGAGTGATATATTCTCTAAATCCGCTGTCTTCAATAATTAAAGACATTAAAAAAGGCAGCGGGTTAAGCTGCCAATTTAGATAAAATGCTCTGAAATATATGAAGTCATCTTCTCGAAGCGTAAAAGCCACATCTACAAGATGTTTTTTTGCATTTTTAGTTTGAACATATCGACCAAACCCACCGCTTAATACTATTCGTTCAACTGATGTGCCGTACTTGACCGAATAGCTTGATTGAAGTGGGCAAAGATCGAGTTTGTTCATCGTATACGCCCCACATTAAAGTTATTCCGGATCTGCTTAGATTCAAATGAGTTCGCTTGATTTAAATTGCTAAACGCTTGTTTAACAAATTTCTCCACCACATCAATTGTCACATTGCCATTTCCATCACGACTTTCATTAGCAGTGTAGCCAGATGGCACATTGATAATGACGTTTACACCATCACCACGCCGATCACTTTGGCTTGATGTTGATAAGAAACGTTCTTTACCAATTAATCCGCCTGTGGCAAATCGGGGCGGCAACATACCAGTACGGTTGATGTAGTCAAGATTAGCCAATCCTAATTTTTCAACAGCGGCCGCACGAAGCATATATTCGCCATTGGATGCCCAAATCGGAATATCATCACTTGTACCAGTTCCCTTCCCAGTAATATGGCCACCAGTGGCAAAGCCCTGTAAATTCATTGATCTGATTTGTGCGGCCTGACCAAGTTGAACAGCTAAAGCACCACCAGCAACAACTGGTGCAATATATGGACCTATCATTGGAATTGCTGAAACAGAGTTATACACATTCGAGAACGTTTCAGGTGCATTCAAAATTACCTTGGAAAGTGCAAACATCTTGGATGCAATAAACATGGCTTTATAACCAGCGGATTGTTTACCAAGTAAGCTTCCCATTAGATCAGCCATTCCAGCAGTTGTATTCGCTGCATCTTGCAAACCTAACGCTGCTTTAGCTCGATAATACTGACTTTCACTTTCAATCATTTTTTGCTGATACTCTTCTTGAGTAATCAACTGCCAGTCCAATGCTGCCTGAAAAGCTTCAGCACGTTGGGCCGCTGCTTCCTCTTGTGTCGTATCAATACCCGAAGCATTCAACATCCCATACAATGCTGCATCCCGCCCTTGGGCTTGATCCATGCTTTCTGTTATACGAGATGCATCAATTAATGCTTGACGCTCATCTTTGCTAAATTGACTGTTTAAGATGATTTGCTGACGCTCAAACTCGTGCTTAGCTGCAATATTCTGCATGTCAGTTTGAAATACTTGTGATGCATCGTTTAGACGCATGTTCTGCTCAAGCCTCAACCAAGCCATTGCTCGAGTATGTTTTTCTTGCAGTGCATTCAAATACTGTTTTTTCTCATCAGTATTGATGTCAGTTCGGTTTGCGATGATTTGCTGGTCAATAATAAATGTCGCTTTGGCTTTTGCTTCTTCATTTAACTTATGTTCTTGAAGTTCAAAAGCCTGCTTCATCTTATAAAGAAATTGCTCGTCCTCAAATCTAGCTTTTGCAGCAGATAAAAACTGATTATGTAAAGCTGGCGAAAAGTTAGCTTCACCTATATCTTTAACTAAATCTTCATAATCAATTTTCATCTTTTGAAGGTCAGTTGAGAAATCATACACTAAAGACTTTCTTAACATATTTTGCTGATCTGCAAGACGCTCAGCTTCTTGTGAATCCTTTTTCATCTGTGAAGCTGCATCTTTTGACGCTGCTGCTGATTTACGTCTAGATTCAGCAATCGCATCAATAGTGCCTTGTAGCTTCGCATTTGCTGCAATATTGGCATCAATCAACCTCACATCTTCAGAAGTAATAGTGCCGTCATTTTTGAAGTATGCTTCAGCTAAAGCTTTGGCACGATCTACGCTATAACCCTTATCAATTAATTTATTAATTGTTTGAGTTTGAATAAGTGACTTCTGCAAACTCTCCATATATTGCGACTGTGTTACCGCCGCACCTCGTGCAGCTGTCTCATTACGACTAAGAGCAGCTGTATTTGCATCAATTCCAGCAACAGAGTTTTGAGCTTTATTTCCGACTAATTGAACTTCTATGCCGAATATCTTTAATGCTTTCGCTGACTTCTCAGCAGCAATCACATTCTTATCATATTGCTCAACCTGATCTTTTAACGCATTATACAAATCAGTAGGAATATTTAGAGCATTCAACCGCTCCACTGCTTCTGTATAGCTGATTGTACCTAATCGCGCCTGATTCGATATTCTTGTGACTTCTACATTACCTTTTGCGTAATTCTGGACAGAAATTAATGCAGAACCAACAGCAAACTCAGAATTTTTCAATTCTTTGTTTTGAGCTTCAAAAGCTGCTGTTAAATCCTCAATTGCAGATTTACGCTCAGTTCCTGTTAGTTTAGACAATTCACTTGCCGCTTTTTCTGCAACTAAGGCTTGTTCTGCCAATTTTGCATTCAAATCAGCAGCACGATTGGTCATAAATGCATAGCCAGCTGCAACTGAAGCAGCAGCAATTACAAGGCCTGCTGGTCCCGTCAAAAATACCAATGCTCCTCGCGCTGCCGCACTTAAAACCGTCAAAGAAACTGTAGTTCCAGCTGCTTGTGCCGACATACGAGCTAAAGCCAACTGATACGCAATTGCCTGTCCAGTGGATGCTGTAAACGCAACACCAGAAGCAATGATTGCAGGTGTCATTTTCAACGCCATTCCGCCAGCTGCTACACCAGCCGCTACCGCAAGGACATCCATATTTTTTGCAGCATAAGACAATCCATCACCAACCAGCCCAAGCCCTGCGGCCATGTTATTGGTTACACCCAACGTTTCATTTATTCTACCCGCCAAGAAGGTAAAGCCATTTCTAGCAGTGTTTAAGCCATCATTTAATGAGTTACTCATATTGTTAGCAAGTTGCTCGCTCTTTTCACGGCTTGAATCTAACGCCTCATTTAACTGAGTTGATGATAGCTTTCCTGCATTACCAAGCCTGAGAACTTCTTCTTGTGAGATTCCAAGAGAATCAGATAGATCGCTAACAACTGAGGGGATTGCAGAGAGAATACTAATCCATTGCTCGCTACCGACTTTGCCACTATAGACACTTTTCATAAAAGCATCTGTTGCTGATTTTGCTTTATCTACAGCCGTTGCATTATGTGTGAAGCTAAATGAAAGACTATCAGTGATTCTTAAAGCTTGCTCAGTTGTAGCACCATATGCTTTTAATGCACCACCAACATCAAGATAAACTTGCTGGGCTTCTTTTAATGAACGATAGGTTGTATTTGCAGTCGAAAGTAAATGTTTTTGAACTAAGTCATACTCAGCAGTATCTTTAGTTGCATTACGAATCTGTGCGGCCATTTGTGTATATTCGTCGGCCGCCGAAATAATGATTCCAACTGTGATTCCTGCTAAAGCAGTTTTAAAAATTGCGCCCATTGCACCAGCAGCACGCTCAGCACCCGTCATACTTGCTGTCAATCTATCAAGCTCAGCACGACTATTACCACCGAACTTTCGCGTCGCATCATCAGCAGTACGCAAACCCTGAGTATATGATCCTGTATTTGCCAATAAATTTAAGGTCAAAGTACCAAGATTTGTCGCCATGACTTTTCTCCAGACATAAAAAAACCGTCTTTATAAGACGGTACTTAAAAGCTTCAAAATTATCGAATTGATGCATATTCCTTTAACATCTGCTCATATGCATCCTTGAAACCAGTCAAATCAACTTCGTTATCTCTCGGACTCAAGTAAGGCCATTTGATTGCACGAGTGTAAGCTATCTGTCCCTTAGACAATTGTGTAACAATCTGACTTGTTTCGTTAAATACCCCCTCTCTCCCATAAAATGTTTTATTGGAATCTATTTTTAAAGCAGCATTTCTATTGGGATAGTCCGAACCAACAACAAAAACTAAAATCCTTCCATTCTGTTTAATCACTGTAAGGTTATTGTTTCTAATTTCGCAAATTTTAACACCTGTAAACTTGTCTTTACCACATTGACCTAATTCCCATTCATTTTCGCTAGGGGCCAATTCAATACTTGTTTTAGATAAAACAATTTCCCCATAATCTTTTATTGGATCACCACTCAATGTTTTAGCAATCTGCTCAAGTCTCCCCTCGCTATTCGCATTACTCAGGCCTGAAATAAAAGAAAATAACCCAAACAAAATAATTCTTTTCATTAATTAACATCCTTAAAATATTTAGCTGTATTAGCAATCCTTGACGGTATATTTAATCTCACACCAAACTTAGAACCATCTTTACCGCCAGTTATTACCGCATCAGCATATATTTCAGCAGTATCCCCAATATTTAACTTACTAAGCAACCTAACCCAACTTTCAGCATGGTTTCTAGCAAAGTACCCGACAGTTAATCCATTAATATCAACTCTACAAGCATTTTTATCAAAACTATTACAAGGTTCTCTAACTATTTTAGCTTCAACTTCCGTAAAGCTACCTTTCCCACGTCTCAGAACAGCAAATTTTTGTATATTGTTTTGATATGATGCTTCCCCAACAATATCAAATGGGTAACTATCAAAATCATAGCTACAGTCATATTCAATTCTAAATTTTTTTTGACTTAAAATACGCTCTTCGATATTGATTGATGCCTTTGTTCTCGTTTTTTCGGGTTTTGTATAATCATAAAAACCAGTATTATTCACTTTTTTGGTAGGATAAAATTCATCCTGTTTCTTATACCAATTTGGATTTTGCTCTTTAGTAGGCGGCACTGGAACAGAGTATTTAACTGGTTCAACACCCTCTTTTTTTTCATTTAGACTCTGTAGAACTCCAAAAACAACAATCGCAATTACTGCAACTATCATCAAAGACACTAAAATAAACATCTTGTTATTCCCAAATTTTTATAAAGAAAATAACAACCCTCATGCAAAAAAGCCACTCAACAATGAGTGGCTTAAATTAAGCATTTAAATTATAAAGGTTTATTAATCAAACCCGACCATTGAGATACGCCATGCCATCTTCATTGATCATGATAACTTCCTCAACACCATTTGCACCAATTTCGTTTTGAATAAAAACCATATCAAATGACTTTCCACGATCTGTCAATTTCAATATCGGCTTATTGCTCTCAACATAAGTACAACGCTCTTCAATGATGAATTCATCCTGAAAAACTTTTTTAATTTTGGCTACAGTAACTTTTAAAACATTGGCTGCTTCTTCTATGCTGATAGCACTACGCAACATTTTAAAATCATATCTACGACATTTACGTTCCATCGCTTCAACTTGCGCCCGCATGGTGTCAATCATGTCATCGTACTGTCTAAACATACGGTGATATTTTAGTGATAGTTTATTGTGAACATCTTTGCTGACATACATAGACATATCAATTTGCTTTGGTGGCTTAGGCATAAAGTGCTTGTAGAGCACATCATAACATTCAAGTTGATATTTGATGAGAGTGTCTTTAATTTCGAGCCGAACCTTATTGGCATCAACCCCCATTAGCCAACCATTCAACATACCCAAAGGCAAAGCAACTGAATCTTGATCACCTTTTATTGAAGGTGTGGTCATCATAACCACACCTTGATTAAGAACTTGATTTCTTTTAATTCTTTTAAGCTGAGAACGCCAATCCAAACCAATATTTTCACAAATTGGTTTCATTACCACATATGGTTTTTCATTATGAAAAAATACTGGAACTTGCTGATTATTGAATTTAACAATTTTTGGTTTTGTATCCATGATGAATACTCCTTTCGATTTTAGGAATAATCACCACCAAATAAATGCGAAATATTGGGTGGCGAGTTAAGCAGGATTCGCATTACCAGTCGAAAGGGGCTGGCGCACCGAAGTGCTCCTGCCTAACCCACCGTAGCGGGCACTTTTTGCAGATTGCAAAAAGCTTTAGGCAAAATAAAACCGCTATTGCGGCTATATGCCCTTTCGAATATTTGGATGCGAAACCAAATCACAGATTTTGCTGTGACTTAAAAAGCCTAATCCAATTTTTTCAAAAGTGCAACAACCTAAGCGGTATGTTATGACCTATGCCTGCTAAAAAATATGATTGTTGGAGGTGGTTTTAAACATGCTATTGCTGTCTCTGTCTGCGCTTCATTGCTTCTTCTTCAAATGAAGTTTCCACAACATCCTCATGCGGCATCAGCTCAGTGGCATCAATTCGATGCTCTTCTGAAACTTTGGCATTGTGATACCAAGCCATCCAGTTACCCATAGCTTGCTCAACTCTTCGACCAACAAAAAGCGAGCCACGTTTATCACGATACGCTCGCCATATTTGAAGCTCATCATTGGTTAAGGTTCGCTTGGCTTCTTCGATTGATCGTCCACCGATTCCGTTGATGACAAGTTCACACCAGAATTCGTTTTCACTGAACTCTTCGTCTGAGACTTTCCCGAAAAATTATTGACACCATCTGCAACTTTATAAAGCGCTTCAATAAAGATCGGATCAGAATCATAAATATCATCAATCGACTCATAGAACATTTTACCGCTAGTGTCTTCACAAACTGATCCAAGCAATTGAGCTGCACGGAGTAAGCGACTATCAATAGACTTAATTGTGGAATTTTCAATATTTTGATAGTCAATATCCCAATCATAAGCTTTTGCTGTCTCTTGGATATCTTTATAACTCAATCTTTTAATAAAGACTTGACCCGAAAGCTCAACCATTTCACTCAGACTTAAATCAGCTTTACCCGTATTTTCTTGGATAAATGCTAGATTCTCATCTGTGACCTCTACCGACCAAGTCACGGTACGCTCAACTGGTGCAGCGACTTTGGTCACTTTTTTAAGTGATTTTAACTTCAAGGTCATGGCACTTTCCATTCATCAATGATTTTAGATTGGCGACGTAAAGGTAAAGAATGATTTACTAAGGCATTGGCCTCAGTAACTGGTTTTCCTTTACGTAAATTGACTGTGGCGTATGACCAAGAACGAGTATCAGGCAAATCAACGACATTACCTGTTACTGTTGGAACGCCTGTACCATCCGAGTAACCCGCATAAATTACAAATGGCTCAAGGCTATCTGCTAAATCAAGCAATAAAAGGTGCGTTGCATTTGTTGGATCGGTATCAATCGCAACAGAACCATCAGCAGGCTTACCAAGTACAAATTGACTTGTGGCTACGTCTGGATTGTCTAAACAGTTATCGTCAATTTCATCATAGTTTTCATCACCCCAGTCAAATGCTTTAAGACAGAGTAATTTCGTCAATGTGGGCGTAGCAGTTGTGCCATGTAATGCCCAGAATTCAGTACCTTTACCTAAAATACCTTTTTTAGCCATGAGTTTTTGCTCCTTATAGGCAATAAAAAAGCAGCCTTATGGCTGCCTGTATCTACTAAAAAAATTAAATTTCTTGAATCCAATTTGCATCGAATCCGCGCATAGATTGTTTTGTAGTTGGATCAAATCCGCTAATTCGAGGATTCAAAATAAAACAGTAACTTTCTAATGCCTTACGCACCGCTTCACGCACTTCATAGGCTCGACCCACATAAGTGTCATAGACCATGACCTGAAATTGCACATCATCAAAATTTGCAGGTGCATTATCTAAATGGTTGTTTGCCTGCCCGCCTAACTCCTGCCATACGATATAAGGAACTTCAGTACCTTCTGGCGCAATATCCTCATATATGCGTGGATTAGTACCTAATAATGTTGTTACTGATGGACTTGCTTTTAATATCGGTTTAATTGGCAAAATACTCATAATTTCGCTAACTCCAGATCAAGTTCATCACTAAAGACTTGTGCAAAGGTACTTATCACTGAATCAATGTTGTTGTAAAAGGCAATTCGCATAAATGGAATAGCGGGGATATACGCAGTACCTAACTCAATAAAGCGCCAATGCCGTGTATCACCGCCACTCGTAATTTTTGCTGGGCGACCATTGAAAGCCGCACCACCATCAACACCAACACGCATTGAAATCACATCTTTATTTCGGACACGACCAGATGCAACTTTAATATTTTTGGCAATATTTGCTGCTGTTTCAGGATCATCAATCATCTTGGCATTTTGTCTTGCTTCATTACGAACAATATTCATGCCCCGTCTTGCCGCTTTACGAGTAATCCGCCTCACGACTTTTTTATCAGCCAAAAGCCTTAACTTTTGAGTGACTTGCTGTTCACCCTGCCATATTGAAAATGAATCCATCAAGACTCCTTAAACTTTTCTACCCCCTTTGAAAGTAAAAAAGTGCTGTAGATATTCCCTGTTTCATCATCATTCAAAGCAGGGCTATCAATTGCATAGATTTCACCACGAAACACAACACGCATAGAACTATCAATATTTGTTCGATACCGTATTTTTAAACGTGCTATGACTTGGGATTGTGCAGCCTGTGCAGCTATCAAATCTTTTGCGGATAATGGAGAAACCTTAGCCCATAATATTAAAAAAACCTGCCAATTAGCAGGTTGAGCATGACCATATTCATTTTCGCCATTACTCACATTTCGTTGAATAATGACACGATGACAAAGTTCACCAGCGTTGATTCCAGACATAATCACTCACTCAAATATTGCTGCTCATTATCAGCATCTTCATCTAAACGTTGAGCTATCAGCTCATTGTTTTGATTCATGATCTGAGCCATAACCTCGTTCTGAGTGTTGACTGTTTGAACTAACTCCCGACACACGCTGATCAGTTCTGGAACTAAGCTGTTGCAACAGCCGTTGCAGCTTGAGCTTTGCTCGCTCGGTGTTTTGTCTAATCCACTCACGTCTTACCTCACATCCTGAACAACTCATTTCGTCCAAGCCTCATAAGCCAATTGAATTGACCGCCATCTTTAATTGACCGCCATCTTTAATAAACAAACGCTCACCATGAATCAGCAGCAATATTTGATAATGGCTCGTTGATTTAACCCATTGCTCAAATTCAGACATATCACATCACCAAAGGCACATAGTACGGATTGAGCAAAGCACGCACAGGATCAGGCAAGAAATCACCAAACATTGGCATACCTGTTTCCACGTTACGGTATTTATCGTAATAGCCGCAAAGTAGTAAAATTGCTCGTTGATGCACTTTGTTATCAGCATCAAATTTTGCTTTTATATGATCATGCACAGCTTGTGTTGAAACATCTAACAAACCCTGCAAATCCGTCATCGTTTGATCATCAATGTCATAACGAAGGTGGACCGCGACATCATTCACTGTTAGCGGCATCTTTACCTCCTTTGCTACTAGCAAATGGATCATCTTTGGCATCACGTTTTGATAATGCTTCAAGACTAAAGTTTTGTTGTTGTAGGTAAACAGACCAGCCACCATCAACAGGTTTGAGGTTGAATTTAATACGCGCCTCATTCGGTGCAATAATTCCACCCTTAACACCCTTGGTGTAATAATCCATTTTTGATGATGAATCCATGCGAATCAGATTTTCTACATCTAGAAAGACTTCATAGCCCATCGCTTTTAAGCCAAAGCTATCATCTAAAAGGTTTTCAATCGCTTCAGTAGGATTTTGCAAACAGTCGCCAAAATGCAAAAGATTTACATCCTCTACTTTCAAACCCTGCGGGATAGCACCAAAACCAATCTTGAAAGGGTGCACATGAAATGCAGAACAACAAACTTCAGAACTCATTTTATGCTGTTCAATAAGTTGAGCATCAGCAGCAGCAACACTGATAGGCATATATTTCATATCACTACCTAGAATTGCAGTACCCCCGATATTTGCTCCTGAATAATTTGCTTTCCAACGCTCACCAAGCATTTTTGCATCTTCATCAGAAATACGCCCTGGTGCAGTCAAAATTCCACTTGGGCGACTCATATTATTAAAGAACGTTGCACCATATTTTTGAATTGCCAAACCATTCCCCGCAGCCAAACCACAAGCAACGATAGGACTTAATCCCACTAGAGAATGATAAAGGCAATTCCAACGGTCATGAATGATTTCTGAAGCTGGTAAAATAACTGGGGTAGATTGTTGAGCTAGTACATCAACACTGATCTGATAAAAAACCTCACCTTTATCACTTACTAAAGGCTTTACCAAATCTGGATTAAGTACAATAAGTTGTTCAACTTTACCAAACGCATTTCTTAGCTTGAGTATATAAGTATTACCATTCCGACACTTTGATATAACCCAAAATTCTAAAAACTGTTGCATCGTTTGAAAATGATTAGGTTTTTCCAAAAATTTTAGATTTTCATCTTTGGCCTTTACCCAAATATCACCATCTTTCTTTTTTAGCTCTAAAGGCATATTGCCAATGTCTTTAGAAATTAAGGAAATACAAGAAAATACAGCGTGAAATGAGAGAATATCTTCTTTTTTAAGCTCAATATTTCTCTGCCAAGCGCCCATAAATGGCTCAAATATACGACTCCAACCACTTGAGCCTTGAACTGGAGACATGGACTTTTTACGAAATAACCCACTAAATACGCCCATTTACTCACCTTTTTTAGTGTTTTTCCCACCTTTACTAGCTGCTTTTTGAACACTCTGAACTGCTAGCTCAGGAACTAAAGCACCAAAATCATCTACAACAGGCGTTCCATTCAGATTCAGCAACAATCCTTTCAAATCAATTGGCTCAAATACTATTTGATGCTCAACCTGTTTAGATGAATTGGTTGAATCAGCAAGTTTGGCAACTCCAAGCCTTTCCAACACATTGAATTCATAGTCTTGAACATCAATGATTGAACCTACTGGACCTGAACAAAGATCAGTTAATAATTCAATTTTTGGCATTTTCCCAACCCTCAACATATAAAAAAGCAGTCCTTTTTAGGACTGCTTTGATAGACAAAAAAATGGGTTAAGAATATTGAATATAACCAGCAGCAAAATCTTGTCGCTTTTTCCAACGAATAAAACGTTCAGCTCGAATTGCCATTAAGTTTTGCTCAAACAGATTTACCCATTGCGGATCAGCATCAGTACCGAGATTAATACTAGCCTCTGTACTAACTGCAAAATCCATGAACTCATCATCAGCAATCATGATCTGATTTGGTAGAACCAAAACAATTTTATCATCACAACCTGATGAAACTAGAACAGGCAAAGTATAAAGATAACGTGATCCAGTAATATTCATTTCTTCAAAATACTTCTTGCCTAATGCATCACGCAAGGTACTAAGTTTTGCAGCACGGGTTTCAGACATTACCCATGTCGCTCCAGCTAATGTTCCACCCGCATTCGTTACAGATTCCATCAAAGCTACCAAATCCGCTTCAATTTGAGCTGGAGTGTTACCAGAACTCGGAATAGCTGTGACACCATTTAAAACAGATGCAGGACTTTCATCTGTTTCAGTTTTTGTTGGATCAAAAAAGTCAGCATCAATAAATTGAGCAGTTGATTCAACGAAATCGTCACGAACTAAACGATCAGCTTTTGGATTAGACCACCGCACTAATTCTTCTGATAATAATACAATTCCAGCAACCTTAGATTTAGACAAAGTTACTGAGCCAAAGGTCGGGTTTGTTGTTGGTTTACGCTTCGTTTCACCTACCCAACCAACGCTTACAGCACTATTTTGTTTTGGCATTTTAATGTTAAAAGGCACTTGGCGCATTTTGGAAGCAAGCTCATCGACAGCCGTTTTTTTACGGACCAACTCAATAAACTCACTTGTTAAATTCTGGTAATCAACTAATGCCGCACCAAAATCCACATTTGTGGTCGAACCAATCAAAGCCTTTTGACGCAATGCATTTTTAACTACATCAGGCGCATTCCAAGATTCAAGAACTTCACTTGCAGTCACACCACCCTTACTGTGTGCAGCTACAGTCAAAGCTTTAGCCATTAAAGCAAATCCAATCCCTTTCTCAAGGTTAGATTCGACAATCACATTTTGCCCTTGTGTTGAACCAGCACCTTGCTCTGGAGTATCACCTGCTACAGGAGTTGTAGTTTCACCCCATTGGGCTTGAGATTTTTCCAAGTTTTGCAAACGAGATAGATTTAATTCAAGATTTTTGAGTTCCGTCTCAAGACCTTGAATTTCAGTTTCTGTTTCTCCTTCTGGAGTTGCACCAGTTTCAGTGGCAGCTTTAGTCATTAAAGCAGCCATTTTCTTTTTACGCTCATTAATCGCTGCCTGAGCTTTGGCAATTTGCTCTTTTAAAGTCATGCGAACTTTACTCCAGTAGATTTTGATTCAGATATTTCAAACAGCTTTACACCACATGTTTTTGGCTTATCTGTTTGAATTATTTCGGGCTTAACACAAGGCACAGATTTTTCTTTCTCTGTATCCGTTTTCTTCTCAGAAAATTCTTTTTGACAAAGCGATTTAACACTTGTTATCGTCGCCTCTTGATTTGCTGCAATTGTCACAGCGGAAAGCTCTAACCAATCCCACTTCGTATAACGTATGCCCCAAGTGCCTGAGATTTCGACGTACTCAATTGCACTAAATCCAATCGACATACCACGAACCAAACCTGTTTTAATGCTGTCCCAAGCCTTTTGAAGCAATTCTTTTAATTCAAGCGACTCAACTTCACTTGGTTTAACCAATTGAACTTTGACCTTAATTCCTTCATCCGTGATCGTTGCCTCAATCACATAACCAATTGGCTTTTCTCGGTAATGCTGCCAAAGAAAAGGAACTGGCAAAGTAAATTGCGCACCTTTAGGCTCAACAATATCGTCTACTCGATCAGGTGCAGGCGTTGTCGCGATCCCCTCAATAATCCACTGCTCTTCATCAATAGACTTGATATTGAGCAAGCTATAAGCGAGCTTCATACTTTTAAAACTCCAAAAAAAAGCGACCTAAAAAGGTCGCTTGTTAAAACTGAAATCTATTATGCAAAATAGATGTTGTATTTCTTTGTTGCAGGCTCTGGATTCATAGACATCAAAGCTACACCGTTAAACATCGCAATCAATGGATCAATTTTGGCTTTTCCCGATTCTTGCTTGCGGATCGTCATCGCATTACCCTGATAAACACCCTTTGCATTACCCACACACCAATTCATCATTGGTTGTCCAGCATGTAAAAATTTACCCTCTGCCACTTTTCGCTCAGTTGTTTGTACATAACCTGATAATTGATATCCTTGAGGCACACCAATCAAAAGCTCAAAAGGAATCTGCTCAAGTAATCCATCTTGTAAAGACGGCATCCCCAATTTATCTAGCCCTATTGCTGCCCTTTCAGGAAACTTGCCAGCATCATAAATTCGCCTACAAATCTGAGCTGCTTGATGCACATCATCACCAATATTTTCAACAATGACCAAATCACCTTGATCACGAAAATCTTTTAACGTTGGGGCAATATCTTTTCGACGCTCTAAAACAATTGGATGCGCCCAAGCTCTATTCCAGCAATACCATTTTGATCGATCATTTTTATCCCGACCAATTACTGCCATACCAAACAAGTCATCAAGCCCACCACCATCAAATCCAGCGGTGCAAAGCTCACTCAAATCAAGAATTGATTCGATGAATAACTTATCCTTGTAGGCTGATAATTGCCAAAAGTCTGCACCCGCCCAACGATCGGCTCGTTTATTTAAACCGATTTCAATATTCAAATACTTAGCTAAAAATATTTGAATAGACTCATCACCATTTTCCTGAGCCTGTTCATACTTATTGGTTAAAAATCGGATATGAGTTGAACGTCCAAGATTAGGATTTGTGACATAAAAAAATTCAGGATTCAGATAACTTTCATCATCAATTATTTCCTGCGGGAACTCATACAGAACAGGTAAAAACGATGGATTAACAATTTCACCATCTCGCACCTTACGAGCGTAATCCAATTTTTTCTTAAAAATTCCAGCAGGCGGCTTGTCCGATTGAGTCGATAGGTAAATCAAAAATCCTTCAGGAAAAGAAGCCATACCGCCTGTTGCTTCCTCAAGCATGGATTCAGCATTAGCACGTTCACCAAAAACCCAAAGCTCATCCACCAAAATGAATGCACCCTTTGCGCCTGCACTTGATCCAGTTTCAGCAGCAATAACCATCAAAACAGCTTTAGTCGAACGATGAGTAATTGTTCTTGTATGCTCAGAAACACTAAACAAAGCATTCAATTCAGGATCAGCCCGAATCATGTTTTTAAGCGGTGTAAAACTGTTATCTGCTACTTTTTTTGTCGGTGCGATGATAATAAATTCAGCGGCTTCACGACTATTTAAAATAATCGCAGTAAGCATGATGCCCGCTGCCATCGTTGATTTAGTATTTTTCTTACTAATCAACAAGAAAAATTCAGTAATTAATCGCTGATTGCTCTGATAATCGTAAGCACCAAAAATTGCAGCAACGAAATCAAATACCCATTGTGCTGTGATCTCACCAATTGTTGGCTTTCCAGTCACATCAACAACAATCAATTCCTTAAAAACACGTAAAGCCATATCAGCTTCAGCAGGAAACAACGGCTCAAAAGCGATTAGCGATTCTTTCGCTAAAATCCTCTTTTCCCAATCTGGGCAAGCTGTTGTCCAGATCGGGGACATTGAAGACATATCAACTCACTACTTGTTGTTTACGTTGTTCATCGGCAGTTGCAAATTTACTCTTTTTAGCGACCTCACCCGCAGCAGCTTCACGCTCACCCTTTACACCCAACTCACCTACCTTACTGAACTCATAAGGTAAAGCAGCTTTTGCAGCTTCAATTCGAGTTTTACGGTCAAGACGTGGATTCTTATAAACCCATTGCAGAAAGTCCAAAGAGTTATTAACATCCTCCATGTCTTTGAACTCTGCTTGAATAGCAGCTTCACCCAAAGGCGTAGCATCCAACCCCCCGCCCCCCTGAGAATTCAGGCTCGCCAGATATGCAATAACATCGGGATCATTCTCAAGTTGACTGCCTTTGGCCCCTGCTGACCGCTCAGAATAGCCAGCCATCACAGCAGATTCTTTATTTGACTTGCCTTGCATCTTGGCGCGGGCAAAATCTTTCTTTTTTTGAGTCAAAGCCATTTTTTACCTCCTAAGCGCAAAATGTTGACAGTTTTTACCGAAATTTATCTATTTTCTAAAAAAGTTTATTTACTTCTTTGAAAATAGAAAAATTTTTTACAAATGAGATAGGAGGGCGGTGTCCGCTGAGACCCTTTGAAGAATTTTTTGATACCCCCCGTCATGCAGAAAATGCACCAACATGGTGCATTTCCAAGATAATCAGAATGTTCCACGACAATCATTTGTTTTTCCGTTCCTCTCGACGCTTGTAGATCGCATCAAATTGCTCATCAGTTAGATCATCGATTATCCCGATACCAACAGAAGTTAATTCAACACTAAATGGAAGCTGCTCAATAAAATTAGGATGTATTTCAAGTGTTGCAGTCCATCGCGGATTATCAACACCAGCCTCTAATTTAATTGATGCAATACCACCGATCTTTGATCCATCCGCCAAAGTAACTTCCGTACCTAATGCGGCAGGACCATCTGGAATAGATATTTTCGCAATCTTATTGCTCATGGTTTAACCCCAATTTGTATTCAAGATCCTTAACCTTCTGGCTTTGTTCATTAAATGCTTGGCCCTGCTGGATAATCAACATGTCTTTGGTCCCAAGCTTTCGATGCTGGACCAACCAAGCATCCCAAGCTGCATTGACAACAGTAGCAGCCAACTCATGATCTTTCGTTGTACCTTTCTCAATAAAGCAAACTTTGTCAAAGCTATATGTCACAAATGGCAGCAAACGTTTAATTGAATAAACACTCAATTGAAACTCAATTGCAGCCTGCTTAAATTGATTTTTATTCATCGCTGACCTGCCTTGCTTTCTTCTAATGATTTAGCGTCATGGCATGGCTTGCATAATGATTGAAGATTACTCATATCATCTGTGCCACCTTGAGCCGTATTCACGATGTGGTCACATTCAAGCTCCATCGTCACGCGACTACATTGACAACATGTCCACTCATCACGCTCATGTACCTGTTGTTTGATCCGCCGCCATTGGCGACCTCCACGACCCTTGCCGTAATTCTTTTCAGGTTTTGGTAATGTTGGATGATTGCCTTGCAGTGTTGGTAAGCTGGATGATCCAAGTTTAGGTAATCGCATTTTTATCTACCTGTCTGCATTGAGCATCTACTTCATCCTGTCGTGCAGGCCGCAGATGCTCATAGATTTCTGTTTTAGATTTTGGTTCATCATTCCAAAGAACTTTGAAATTATTTACACAAGCATTTGTGACAACCCCAATTTCATCTGAGTCTTGGATATCGTCACGGTAGACAACTGGATCACCCAATAGAATCGAGTTATCATCCATAGCTAGTCCTCTATCAAATATAAATCTGTAGTGGTATAGATCGGCTCTTGTACCACCAACTGCATATCTGCAATCAATCTTGTGTGACATGGCTTGCAAAGTGATTGCCAATTATTCTTATCCCAAAATAAAACCCGATCTGTATTCGGGTTTATCTTGTGACCTACCATTTCAGCTACCGAAACATAACCACGACGCTTGCAGTCTTCACAAAAGGAATTCTGAGAAACATATTCAACTACAGCAGCTTTCCAAGCTTTATCTTTAAATCCTTTTGTACTAGCAAGCCCTCTGACTCGCTCAGCCTTTGCCACCGATGCTTCATGTTCTTTCCAATGCTTATCTCTGTCCACTTAAAACACCTCAAAAAAAGAGGGCTGTATGTCTACAGGAAGACAAACAGCCCTTTGAAAATTGAGTCTTACGACTCAGAGATAAACTTAAAACTTACACTTATTCATTATGTGAAAAACTAACTCAAGTTTGTTCCAATGTCAATAACTAATTATTAGTTAGTTTTATTAAGCTGAAAAAAAACCTTTTCAGCAGCATTTGCATACTCCTTTTCTAAATCTTCAAAGATGATAGTTATAACCTTTCCTAAGTATCGATGAATGATTCTATACTCCACTCCAGCTAGTACAGCACGATTACGACATGACGGTGTATATTCAGCAGTGACCATACAAAACTCCATCAATGCAACCGATATAACAATTAAGCGATAATTTAAATCGACATTGTTTAATGCAAATATTTGTCCGTACTTGGCAACCAAGGCTTTTGAAAATAAACTTACATTACCCATCGTATTCGCATTAAAACACTTCAACTTAATCAAGTTTTCCTGCATTGGTGTTAATTTAGCAAAACTCATAGCAAGCAATACGTCCTGAGCTGTCATTTCTGAAGACGCATTATCAACTCTAATCGCTTCATAATTAACAGTTTTAGGATTCAATAACCGTATTAATTTTTCCATTGGCTAGCCCTTCAGGTGAACGAGTGAATGAGTTTGGAATGAGATTTTTATCTCGTTCACCTGATAAGTGTTTGTTTTTATTTTTAAATTTATTAAAAGTGAACGAGTGAATAAAAAAATACGCGCGCGTAAGAGAATAAAAAAAATAATGGCAATAATATTGGTAGATAAATTAAGAATAGAGAGAGTAAAAAAATAATTTCCCACGTGCGCGTGTGAAAAGTTGTTCTCTCGTTCACCTAAGAGAGTTATCTTTTTATTATTCAATAACTTGCTAGGTGAATGACTAGGTGAACGAGCGTTTTTATCATTCCCCTCGTTCACCTGAACAGCTTCACAAGCTATTGTTTTTCCATGGCAAAGCTTAGATTTAGGCCGTTTGTTTGTCAAGCACATTTGGTACACCTTTTTCAAATTCATTTACGCACTCTCCATACCAATCAATAGCTGTCCTTCCTTCAGGAACATCACCAATTTTAATGATTAATGATTGTTCTTCCTCAAGTTTATACCTCCACTTTTGCTTCTCTAAAAGTTCTACACCCTCTATCTTTTTCATATCCTCCGTGAATTTACGGTATGAATATTTATGCTCCAGTGTTGATGATGCCCACTCTTTGTATGCATCATAGAGCTGCTTAGCCTTACAACTTACTCGCTTATATTTGGTTTCACCCGATAACCACTCGTCGATAAAAACCTCGATAGATCGTTTACTTGCATTGATTAACGCTCTTTTTGCATCAGTCAAAGGCGGCTTGTCATGTTTAAAATCATCAAGCGGATAAGAAAGCAAAAACGTATAAAATGCATCCAGCCCATCCCCTGCAATCTCTGCATAGACTTGTTCGCTAAGTGATTCATTCAATTTACTTTGCGGTGCAATCACAAACCAACGTCTTGCTTCACCGTGTAGCGGGAATGGGATATTTTCATTTGATGCAAATGCCATATTGAAATAAGCAGGCACTTGTTTTTGAGGACGTTGCTTTTCATTGATGGTTACGCTTTTGGCTGTAATCAATGCATTCAAATATGGTGTGACGTTGTATTTCGTAGCATTCGTTGCAATTTCTTCACCAAAGATGAAAGCAGCATTATTCAGCCAGCCATTAAATTGAGGACTTTCCAATTCTTGAGAAGTAATGACTCGATGATATTTCCCATAAATACCGCCCATGACCTTTTCAAATAACGTCGTCTTTCCTGATCCTTGAATATGACTTGCCATCAAAACAGCACTATGAGCTTTTTGACCTTCATTCTGAATTGGATATGCAAGCCATTGAAGTAACCAACGTTCTATATCTAAATCACCATTGCATAAGCACCAGATCATTTTTAGGATGCCTGCGCATTTAGAACGAACAATACTATAATCAAATGGATTCTGATCCTGATCTAATAAGATTCCAGTTGGATAACCCTCAAACGTATTGATGTAATGCGGATCAATATCAATTTTCCGTGTCGGATCGAAAATCAACTTTTCATAATCAATTTCACTACGTTGCGGACTCTCAATCCATTTTTTATATTCATGCGGATACATCAATTGAGCAGCCGACCAAGACACCACTCGATTGAGTGATTTGTCGTATAAAAAAGTTTCACCTTTCAGCAAAATACAATTCTTACTCATCGTTGGCGCAATATCTCCAGCACCATCAATAAGCATCTTTTCTACCTCATCCTTTTCAAGCGTTTTTCGATCTTCATGGCTATACCAATTCTTATAGATACTGCTCAACGTATGTTTTAGAGATGAAATCTTGAATTTATGCTTAGTTTTTAAATCAAATGCATCATTGCTACATGCAATTACTGCATAACGCTCTAATGCATTTTTTAATTTAGCAGTAGGACTATTTGGATCAAGAACCCTGAAATCCTCCCCACTCCCCGTTTCAAGCTGCTCACCAGTTTTAGAATTTCCATTCATTGGCGGTGCATAATCTAATTTAAATCCATCATCGGAATTGTCGATATTTGACTGATTTTCCGAGATTTGCCCAAGATTCTGGTCGGCTAAAACTGAGGGGTGCGGGGAAACAGCAGAAGCAAAATCAGATGATGAAATTGCCGTTTCGATCTGCCGACGAACTTCCCCTAAACCCGCTAAAACATGTAGATCGTTAAAATCAGATGGTGGTTTAGATGTTGCTGGTGGCTGCTCGTTATTTTCTTCGAGATTCATATCGTCTCCACCGTTTTGAAATCGGGTAATACAATGATACCGCCAGTGGCAGCCACAGCTTTATTCGCAGCTTTTATGCCTGCATCTAAAGTGGCACTGTCATCGTCAGCACAATAAACAAGTTGTAGATTTGGATATTTGGAACGAATAGCAATGCCGACTTTGTCGATATTGCCTGATTGAAATGCGATTACAGTTGTATGGCCAGTCGCCTCATAAATGGTTGCCCCAGTTGCATAACCTTCAGCAATACATACGATTTGATTTGCAGCTAAGATTTCACCAATGACGTAAAAGCATTCATTAACACGACCACCATTGAGATATGGCTTAAATCCATCAGCGTGGATTTCCTGCATATTCCAAATTTTGCCGTCTATATCAAATAGCGGTACAAGTAGATTGCCCTTTCCATTGATCTTACAACCATGGTTTTCCACTTGTTTTCGTTCTAAATAAGGACAATCACGGTCAATAGGTTTACTTTTCCAAAGCCGATCTGCACGTTTTGCAGCAGCTTCTTGTGCCTTGCGCTCATCAGCTTCAGCCTGCAAACGCATTTTTTCCTCACGTTCACGCCATTTCTCCCGATCTGCATCGGTTACATTGCTATCAGCCGATAAACCAACAATAGAGCCAACTTCTTTTAAAACTTCTGCATGCGAATATCCACGAGCTTTGACGATCAATTCAAAGCCATCACCCGCACCGCATTGGTTACAAATCCAAGTCCCTTTGCTTTGCTTATCATCACAACGAAACCGATCTGTACCACCACAAATCGGACATGGTCCATGTTTGTTTTTATGGACTGGCACGGTGATGGCAAATGCAGGAAATATCATATCTTTCCAACGACCAAGCGCTGCATCACGTACTTGAGGAAATGTTAGAGCCATGCTAATTACCTCTCAAAAATTCAAATGCGCTTTTAGCCACGATTGGAACTTGTCCATTTCCAATGGCTTTAAGTCTGTCCACCCTATAGGCCACCCCATTAGCCACTCGACCCAATCTGGGTTCAATACCCCACCATCTTGACCGCTCTTTACCGCTCCCGCTAATCCGTTCTGATGATGAGAACTTACCTTCCCTCGCTTGTTCCCATCGCTCGCTTTTGGAGTTGGATATATATGAACCATCGCCCCCAAAGTCGGGCTTTTTCGCATCAAGTCCCCAGGATAACCATTCCTTTTCCAATCGCTCGCTACTGGTGTAGCCCACAATCCAGACTCTGTCACGGATATGGGGCGCTCCAAAGTTAGATGCTGAAAAACGTGTCCAGTGCGCGTCATACCCCATTTGGGCAAGGTCACTGATGACTCGGGTAAGTCCTCTGGAAACAAGCATTGGTGAGTTTTCCACCCACACTTCTCTAGGTCGAACTTCACCGATAATTCGTGCCATTTCTGACCAAAGTCCTGAACGTTCTCCATCGATCCCTGTACCCTTTCCTGCAGATGAAATGTCTTGGCATGGAAATCCGCCAGATACAACATCAACAATTCCTGCCCATGGTTTTCCGTCAAAAGTTGTAATGTCAGACCAAATTGGGAAAGCCGGGAGAATTCCATCATTTTGTCGTTGCGCCAAAACTTGTGCTGCGTAGGCATCACGTTCAACTGCGCAGATTGTTCGCAATCCCATGAGATGCGATCCGAGTATTCCGCCACCAGCGCCTGCGAAAAGAGCCAACTCATTCACGTCCACCCCCTGCATGATGTAATTCAGCCATTGCAAGCAAAGTTGCTGCGATCCGAATCAAGTCATAAGACTCTTTGCGAATAACCGCTAATTCATCAGCCGTAATGACGTTATCTTTAATTGCTGCAACGATCGATTGCACCAGGTCGCCATTCTCATGCGCCAATTTTCCAACTTTAAAAATAAAATCAGCACTGGATAGCACTTCAACATTTGGCAAATCAAACCAAGCAGCATTTCCATGAATTGCACAAATGCTGTCCATGATACGAGGGTCTTTGGTTTCGCTAAGAACAGCCTCAAGATGATAAATATTCGCTTTATGTGTCGGTGTGGTCGGATTCAAAGAACTACGAAAAGTATTGATATTAAAACCATTCTTTTCTGAGATATGCGCCATCAAACAATCATCATTTGGGCGATATACAGCAGCTTTTAAAGCCATTTCTAAAGACATAACCGTTTTTTCACGACGTTCATTAAGAGAGAGAATCATGTTTAAAAATCTCCAATTTATTCATATTTTTAAATATTTGTTTGCGTTAACTTTTGCTTAGCTTCACGAATACGTTTGGGAGTACGACCAGCAGCAAGTTCTTTAATTTCATATTCACGGTCATAAGGTATTTCGCGATCACCCCAGCGCGCTATGGCAGCCGTAGTAAGCAATAAGTAATCTGCAAGACCTTTATATGAGCATTCCAATAGTTTGCAAGCTTCATCACGGGTCATTAATCATCTCCAAAAACTAACTCAAGTTAGTTCATTAAATGTGATTAAAGTTAGTTAGTCAAGAGCTAACATAAGTTAGTTATTAAAGAAGGCTTTAGTTATGGAAACGTTAGACACAATCGGAAAACGTATCAAACACTTAAGAAAAGAGAAAAAACTGACTCAAAAACAGCTCGGAAAATTACTTGGTGTTTCCGATGTATCTGTTTTGAAATGGGAAAATGATTCTAATACCCCAAAACTTGAAAATATTTTGGAAATAGCAAGTGTGCTTGAAACAACTAGTAATTTTTTGCTTTATGGTAAGTATGAAGTAGAAAATAGTGTGGAAGATTTTAGACCAATTACCAGACTGCTACCCGTACTTACACACGTTCAAGCAGGAAATTGGACGAATGTTCAGAGCATTAGTAAATTTGATGTAAATCAATGGCTACCAGCGCCACCGAATGCAGGTAAAAATAGCTTTTATATGATTGTTAAAGGTACTAGTAATTACCCTGAATTTAATGATGGTGACTATATTTGCGTTGATCCAGATATCATTATTGATTATGTTCAAACTGGTGAAATGGTGGTGGTACAGTGTGACGGTGATGCGACATTCAAAGCACTCGTCAAAGATAACAATAGAATGTACCTACAAGCTCTAAATAAAAATTACCAACCTAATATCATACAGTTAAATGAAAATTGTATTTATAAAGGTAAATATGTAGGGAAATTTGAAACCAGTCGAAAATTCTTATAAAAATTAAAATAAAAAAATAAACTAACTTTTAGTTAATTTTTTATTGACCTTAAAACTAACTTAGATTAGCTTATTAACTAACTAATCTAAGTTAGGTCTTAAACATGCAAACACGTAACCCTCTACTCGACCATTTTGACGGCATTGTTGTTGGTCGCCTCTTTGCAAAAGATTTTGCACAACCACAGCGAGATTTTGATTTCTATCGCACCCGCTCAATTGATCAGATTGAGTGCTCAATATCTAACGTCTCAAGTGCTCATACATATCCAGAATTTATTGCTGCTGTTGCTTCTGCAAATGCATTTATTGACTCTGCCTATAACCTTGAAGTTATCGACCTGAATGAAAAAGTCCAATGGGTAGGTAAACTTCATGCAGCGCATAAAAATCAACTGGTGGAGGCTTAATCATGAAATCAGCCATCCACTTAACATCAGTCTATGCATTGATGTTTCTCGCAATATCATTTGCAACTTTTTCTAGCTTAAAAAGCTGTTCTCAATCACTTGAACAAGATCCTGAACGTGTTATCGCATATCAAGTTCAATTCCAAAATGCCAACGAACAAGCGGTATTTGTTCGTAAGTTGGGAGAGTAAGGATGACAAAAACTGAATTTTTCCTCGGCTTACTTGCTTCAGCAATCCTTGCTTTGGGTTATGCAGCGACTTGGTTTATGGAGAATAGCTATGCAATTCTATGATCCTGCTAGTACGCAAAATAAGCCTGATTTAAATGCTGAAGTAGAAAAATGGCTTAAAGACAAAAGCAATAAAATTACTAAATTGCCTTTTGGATTTACTCATTATAAAGATGGCAACATCCCAATGAGTAAAAAACCTGTTCAGCAGCTTGATATTGAAAAATATAACGTTGAACGTGTTACTCGACATAAACCAGTTAAATCAAAAAAACTGAAGTCAACCAAGTCTAAAACTGTTAAACCACGTGGGCATAAACCTAAAATTGCGAAGCAAAAACGGTTTAAAAAACTGGTTGTATTTACTGAACGCTCAATGATTTATATGCACAATTGTGTGGCCTTTAAAAATGCACGTGAAAACGAACTAATAGCATTTGAAGCGCTATGTATTCGTCATACATATTCAACTTTCAAAAAGCAAAAAAATGGTCGCTATCGTTGTGAAAAATGCTTAGAAGATTACAACGAAAATAATTTATCAAATTATAAGCGTCACGTTTTAAATCGAGAGCTAATGAATGTGGCGATCTCGGCTGGAAATAATAAATTCTTGGGTGTATGCAAAACACATGGTGAAAGCCAGTTCTTGATCGCTCGCACTGAAAACACAATTTCAAAATATCTGTATAAATGCCGCATTTGTGCAAACAAAACGCAAATGAAAGCAAGAAAGAAAAAGGGAGCTATTGCATGACTATCGACATTCTTGATGAAGATGGTGCAAGTAATATTGCTCATCCTGAAATTTATGGAAAACCGAATAAGACTCAAATTTTGAGTCATTTAGAAAAAAGCAAAAAGATGCTTGTATCTACACCATCAGGACATGAACAACATTACCGCCATCTCCTTGCATCAACAATAACAGGTTATTTGCTCACAGTTGGCTCAAATGTGAACGTGGACTTTATAAGTGAATCCAGCACTGAACATTCTGGTCAAAGATTTATTGGACTTGGTGTGATTGACCGTATTGAAGATGGTCGACTATTTGGTCGATTAATGGACGGTAGACCCTTCTTGTGTTTTCCAAGCGATGTGACTGTTTTGGGAGAAAAGGCATGAAGATCATAAGCATCGAACTTTGTTCAAACATCATATGCCCTAAGTGTTACAGCTCTCAGATCTCATTTGGTTGTAGTCATTCAGGTTCAGGTTTACAAGCTGAATGCCGTTCATGCGGCTATTGCTGGCGATGAAGGAGGGAATCATATGACTTCATATACAGAAATGCTTGAACAGCCTCAAATCAAAAAGAAAATCGAATCTTCACTTGGTGGCCACATTATGACGGCTTATCTTAATGCTGGCTTTAATCCACCTGTACCCACCCTGAACGGTGAACAGTTTGTTTACAATGATCCAAAACCCGAAAAATATGCAAAACTCCGACGTGAAGGTATGAAGCTATTTGCAGAAATATTGGATGAAATTCACCAAAATTCTGGAGTTGAAGATGCCTGAATTTATTGTCACCATTGAATCCGATTCAGCACCTCAATTGGTCCTTGGCCAATCAATCTTTGGAGGGATCGTAACTGCACTAAAGCTAGAAAAGAAAAAATTAGTCACTGCTGCTGATTTAGCTTCTAAGTATAGTTTGTCAGATGAAACGATTCGTACAAAATGTGCAGTCATTAATCAAGGTACACCAGGCAAATGTCTTTATGATCCAGATGCCGCAGATGCAATTTTAAAAAGCACAAAACTCCGACGTGGACCTAAACGTAAAAATTAAAAAATGCCCGCTTTATGCGGGCTTATTATTATCTATTGAAAGCTTCAACCAAGTCATCAGCGTTTGGATTGTAATAAGTGTTGACCAGTACATCGATTTTCTTATGCCCTGTAATCTTCGCTAGAATCTCAACTGGCAGTTTTCTAACCCGAACCATACGTGTAATCGCTTCATGTCTTGTGTCGTGGAAATGAAGATCATTCAGCCCTATAGCAGCCTTTCTTTTTTCCCACATCAAACGAAATGCATTTTCAGACTGAGGAATAATTTTGCGACCATCATGCTTGATCAACTCCAACAACGCTTTCGCCTCTTCTGACAGCGGTACGTTACGAGCTTCACCGTTTTTAGATTTTGGAATATGGACATGACCGTCATGAATATCATTCTTTTGCATTGCAACAAGCTCACCTTTTCGCATTGCTGTTTCAATAGCAAACAAGAACCCCCAAGCTACATAGTGCTGTGATAATACAGGTATAGTTCCCATTTCATAATCCAGCACTTTCAATATCAATTCTATCTCTGATGGATGTATACGACGATCACGCGCCTTTGGTTTTTTTGGCTTGGTTATTTGCATCCAAGGATTATCATCAAGCAAAAATAATTCTTTTTGAGCATATGTAAACATTGCACTGTAATGCGATATTTCCTTTAGCACTGTATTTGCACTGACTTCTGAAGATCGCTTATTGCGCCAATTTGTTAAATCTTTTGGTGTGATGTCATATATAGATTTCTGAGCCAATGCACCAAACTTCATTTCAAAAGTTTTATATTGCCCTTTGATCCAGTCTCTGGATGATTTTGAAGGATTGAGTTGGCCTACATCTTGATAGTATTTTGTATTTAGATCTCGAAATATAAATTTTGGCTTTAGTTCACCCGACTCAATTCTAGTCTGAGATTTTAATTCTAATAGTTTTAGTGCCGCCCACTGCTCACACTCTTTTGCAGTGTCGCGTGTGCAGTAATATCTTTTATTTTGATATGAAACTGTGATTGTGTACGTTTCACCCCTTTTACGAGGTTTTGGAATTTTCAT